ACGCTAGCACTCTTAGAAAGAAACATGAAAGTTATGTCTGCTGTACAAGCTAGACTCCATGCTTCTATGAAAAGAGAGTTTGAAATATTGGTTGGAGTAATTAAAGATTTTACTAATCCATCTTATCCATATGAAGTAGAAGAAGGGCAACAAATAGCATTACAAGATTTTGATGCTAGAGTAGATGTATTACCAGTATCAGACCCAAATGCAGCAACTATGGCTCAAAGAATTATGCAATATCAAGCTGCTATGCAGTTAGCACAACAAGCACCACAGTTATATGATTTAGGTCAATTACATAGACAAATGCTTGAAGTATTAGGTATTAAAGATGCAGAAACAATAGTTCCACCACAAGAAGATGTACCGCCAGTTGATCCAGTTACTGCAGTACAAAATATACTTAATGGTAAACCTGTACAAGCATATGAGTTCCAAGATCACGAAGCTCATATCAATACATTAGTAGCTGCACAGCAAGACCCAAATGTACAAGCAAAAGTACAGCAAAGTCCAAATGCACAAGTTATACAAAGTTCTGGATCAGATTACATAATGCAACATCTTTCATTGCAATTTAGAGATCAAGTTGAAAGAGAGATGGGTGTAGAGTTACCACCAGTTGGTGAACCTTTACCTGCAGATGTTGAAAAAAGAATATCTACTCTTGTAGCTGAAGCAGCACAAAGAGTAGCTACTACAAACGCTGCACAAGCAGAACAAGCTAGAATACAAGAACAAGCACAAGACCCATTAATACTTGCTAAACAAAAAGAACTTGAAATTAAAGAAAAACAAGTAGAAGGTAAATTAAGAATTGATGAAAGCAAGCTTGCTGTAGATGCTGCTAAAGCTGTAGCAAATAAAGAGTTAGAAGAAAAAAGGATTGAAGCTCAACAAGAAGCTAGTGGTTTAAAAACAGGTATGCAGATTGCTAGCGATTTGCTAGATAGACAAGAGAGATCAGAAGATAAAGTATTGGATGATTATAAAAAAGGTCTTGACATTGCTAAAGATTTAGTTGATGATAGCAAATTGAATGAGTAATGATATAAATGAGCAATCACTATCAACTTACTTAACTAAGAAGTTAAGAGAGATGATGAATGAATGTTCTGATCATATCTCAACAGGGAGTTGTAAAGACTTTCCTGAGTATAAAAGAATGACAGGAGTTATAGAAGGTTTAGCTCTTGCAGAGCGTGAAGTTCTGGATTGGAAGGAACGACACTTAAAAGAATAGGAACTCGACACCTTATGTCGTGCAAAATATGGATAAGAAAAAAGAAACAAATATTCCAAAACCAAATAGCATAGAAAAGCCAGAACC